ATGCAAATAACCTGCAAAAAATAAAGGGCTTTTTAATGGCATATGGAATGATTAAAACTGCAAAAACTGGTATATATTACAGACTTACAAAAAACAATGATAAAATATTTTTTATTACATATATGTTAAATGGAAAATTTATAAGGGAAAAAGTAGGCTCACCAGCTGAGGGAATAACGATACAATTTTGTAGTGCATTAAGATCTAAAAGAACTTCAATTGATAGACTCAAAGAAGATGCTCCTATGAATAAAAAAATTATCCCAACTTTCGATGAAGCTTTTGAAATGTACATCAAAAAGATTGAAGGCAAGAGTGATACTATAAATCAAATAAATAGATATAAACTTCATGTAAAGCCAACTTTTGGAAATCATAAACTTGATGATATTACTACTGAAATGTTAGAAGATTTTAAGAGAAAATCAAAGAACTTAATAAGTGCAAAAACTAAAAGGCCTTATTCACCAAAAACATTAAACGATTGGTTAGATATTATTAGTACAGTTTATAACTATATGAAAACTAATCAAGACTTAGATATTAAAAATCCTGCACATAATGCAAAACTTCAAAGAGAAAAGGTTGATAATGATAGAGAAAGATATTTAGATTTAGATGAGATTCAAAAGCTATGGGAATCAATAGAGAATAGAAAAGGTGATGAAGAGGTAACATATAGATTAAAGCTCTTTGTTGCTTTGTCTTTAAGTACAGGTGCTAGACTTAGAAGTGTAATGACAATTTCCAAAGCAGATATAAACTTGCAGCAAGATACTATTATTATCAAAAATCATAAATCTAATAGAACATACACGGGTTTTTTACATCAAAATTGGAAAAAATTAATTGAAGATAGAATGAAAAAATTAAGGCCCGTTGATTATATAGTTAGTGGAACACCAAGTGAGATTGTACGGTCTGTAATTGGTAGAAATTTACAGCCATTATTAGAACAGTTTAATGATGGCATTGATGAAGCTGATACAAAAAGAAGAGTAGTAATACATAGTTTAAGGCATACCTTTGCAAGTTTACTTGCGATTCAAGGAACGCCTATTTATACCATTATGAGGTTGATGGACCATGCAGATATAAGCCAAACTATCAGATATGCCAAATTGAGCCCTGATAGTGCAAAGGATAGTGTAAAACAGATAGGTTTTAAATAGTTTTAGCCTCGTTTTCAATAATCTGTTTTGCTATTGCAATAACAGAATAGAGCGGTTTGCCTTTTGGTTTGTTGTTTAGTCTTGTAAATGGAATACCTATTGCTTCTGCTCTATCTTCTTCAAGAGTTCTTTTTGATATTCCTAATATCTTAGCAGCTTCTTCTGTATCAAGTACAATTTTGCCAGTTTGCTGAGCAATAATAGCTGCTAATATTTTTGAATCTTCTAGCTTACTCATTTCATTTCTTCCTCTTCTTCCTAAAAATTTTTTTTGCCATTATAGTATTGTAAATATCTTCTGCACATCGGTAATGAGTAACAAGGTCGTTGTCTCTTCTGTCTTCGTGTTTTTGATAGTATCCTTGTAAAGAAACGAAATCTATCTCATTAAAATCTAGATATCCCTTTTCATCAAAAATTCTCAAAACTTCAATACATAAAAAAGATGGAATCCAGCCCTGACCCAACTTGAAGTATTTTTTTACTGTATCACCAATAGTTTTATAGTAATCACGAAAAGGAGGGTTTGCGCTAAGTATATTTGAAATATCAGAATAGGTATTATTCTTTTCTTCAATAATATTTTTAATTTTATGAACGGATTCTGCAACAATATCTTCTTCCATAACACAAACTCTACCTTTACCTTCTTCTGTTAACTTTTGCGCTTGTACAAGCTGAAAATGAAAATATGCTTGCACTAATCTATATTTATAAGTTCTTATGTCGTATATGAAGGCGTTCACGGAATCTCCTTTTTTATGTTATATTTTAACTTTTCTAATTTCTTTTGATAATTTTATGACTTGTAAAGCCGTTTCTTTTAACCTTTCATTGACATGAGCATACTTTTGATTTAGTCTTACAAGCTCATCTCTTGAAACAAGCATCAGATTATCTAATCTTGTATTGAGTGTATTTTTATCTTTAAAAATCACGCAGTTACCCTTTTGTACTTTGCCATGCTTATGTTCATAAATATACACATGAAGCATTTGCCACTTATTTGGTTCTTCAATTTTAATATGCATATATAAACTACCATTTTTATCTCTTCTTGTTGAAATACTTCCAACTTTTTTTGTTTGCATAGGTCTATTTCCAAAGTTAAACGATGTTTTATTTGCTTTCATCAGCCCCTTTGTACCTTTATTTGCAGGAATACTTCCTTTTTTAAAGCAACCATTATTAGGACAAACAAGACCTATTTTTACGCATTTTTGACCCAATGCTTTATGACTTATTTCTGTTTTAAACTTACTATTAAAAAGTTCTGCAAGTTCTTTTCTAGGAGTTGCTTCATGTTTTCTTAAAAAATCTTCATGTTCTTTTAAATATTTCATAGTTAGTCCTGGTATAAACTCTTACCAGCTGGAAATTTTTTTTTATATTGAAGCATCTCAGCTTTTAAAGATAAGTCTGCAATCCTTATAATTTTATCGGCTAAGTCACACACCACATTTGCTTTTTTAATCTCTGCACTCATATCTGTGCCATCATCTGGGTCAGCTATCTTTTCCAACTGTTCAAAGAGGAAGTCGTTTAACTTTTTAAAGCTATCATTTTTCTTTTCTTTTATTTCTTCAACTTCTTGTATGTTGCCTTGAGATGATAGTTTCTTTTCAGTAAAGAGACTCTGCAACTCTGTTGGTAAATCTGATAATTTAACTATATTTGTAATATATGTTTGTTCTTTGTGTCGGATGTAACCATTTTTATCTATAACAACACCTTTTGCAAGTATGCTTACCTTAGAAGGAATTACCTCAAAGGTACCATTTACTGCTGCTGCTTTTTCAAAAAGTTCATAACTCATTTAAATCTCCTCAATAGTTATCTTGTATGTTTTACCTATTTTAAAAGTACGCTTACCACCTCTTGCATAATTGACAAAATAAAAGAAACCTTCATCATCAAAACTTATACTCTTATCATTTTCAGCTTTTTTACTAGTAAATACAAACTTTTGTTTTTCTTCCTCTATCTCTATTTGCGTAAGAAAAAAGCTATATTCTTCTTCAACATATCCTTCTTTAAGGTAACTTGGATATTTCAAATGTGCTTTTAGTAAAGCATTACCTTTATTATATGCTTCAACAATATCACTCTGGTAGAGTATTCCATCTTTACAACATATTTCAAGTTCATATTTTTTTAAATTTTCCCGTGGGAAATTTTCATTGAAACTTTTTGCTTGTCCAACTAAATCATTTTCAGCATCTTCAAAAATTTTAAAGTGGTCAATCTTAGTTTTTTTAGGCTTGAAATCTTTAATCTCATCCCTGATAATTTCACCAGCTGAATATTTTTCATAAACCTCTTTTTGAGTACCTTTATCTTTTACTCTTGCAATTTCATCCATAACAGATATTGGAATATCTTTTTTATTTTCTTCTATATGATCTATGATTTCACTATCAAGTTTGAAACAACTAAAAGCTTTACTTACAAAGCTATCTGATTTACCAATTCTGTTTGCTAAATCTGATTTTTTTGCATATCTTCCTGATTCCCAAAGTCTTAAAATATATTTTGCTACTTCAAAATCTGTTAAATCACTTCTTTGAATATTCTCAATTAGTGTTAGTTCTTCTACTTGTTCATCACTTGATGTAAGTATCAAAGCCATGATAGTTTTAGCACCATTATGTAAATGAGCTTTATATCTTCTCTCACCACTTACAATCATATAACCATCATCTTTTTTAACAACTGTTATTGGTTGAAGTAAACCATGCTCTTTGATGTTTGCTGCAAGTTCTTCAATATCATCAAATTGTTTTCTTGGTTGATTTGGGTTTGGGTAAACTTTTGTAATTACAAGTTCATTAAAAGCTGTAATTCCTGAAGTTTTTACTTTTCCAGCTGTAACATTTGCTAGGTTTGATAGGGTGTTTGTTTTTGGACTCATTTTTTAGCCTTTTCCTCATGCCATTTGTAGCCTAAGCTTTTTAAATATTCTTTACCTTCAATAGTTACTCTATAATAAGGCAAATTTAATCCATTTACTTGAAATGTTGCATATCCCAGTTCTACTAATTTATCCCATTCATCATCTTGACTTATTTGATAATAATTTCTATATGAAGTAGGGTAAGGGTTATATCTTTTATTTGGTTGCATATAATTATTTGTACTTGTATGAGAAATACCTAAACAATGAAGCATATTTCTAATTTGTTTTTCAGGGAAAATTGTTTCCATTATTTATTCTCTTTATCTATAAATTTGTTTGCATCTTCAAAAATCTTCTGTGATTTTTTAAAGTATTCACTGGCCAATGTAATTTTTTTTTCATTCATATACTCTTGTGCTTGATTACTTACTTTTACTGCTTCATCACACATTCTGTTATATTTAATTATTGGAAGTTTCATAAGAATTCTTTTTCTAAAATCAATTTCCATTATTCCAAGTATTAAATCTTCTTTTGTATATTCATTTAAGTGATTATGAAAATCAGCCAATAAGCTCATCTTTTAATCTTTCAATTTCATCCCTTGCTTTTAAATCTGTATATGTAAAAACAGATTTACCTAATGCTAAAACATCTTTGTAAGTTTTTCTTTGTCTAATAATTGTTTTTAGAAGTTTTGCACCACTTTCATTTACTACTTTTTCAATCTCTGTAAAATCTTTTTGTAGCGGATGGATATTATTTAAAACCATATTTATTGAAGTAGCATTTATATCTTCTATAATCGCTTCAAAGGTTTTAAAACCTATTACCTCTGTAATGCTTGGACTTATTGGAACAAGTATCTTATCTGCTCTTGAAAGTGCAATTCTGTTAATGTCTGAATCAAATCCACCAACATCAATAATTAAATATCCATGATTCTTCTCAATAATCTCTAAAAGTTCACTTCCAGTTTGTGGCTGTAATACTTCAATAGTTGCTTCATTGTTCATTTCTGCTATTGCATTTATAAAAAACAATGTTTGTTGAAAATCTAAATCAACGATAGTTACTTTCTCACCATGAGTTAATAAACAATGAGCTAAATTATGAGCTATTGTTGATTTTCCAACTCCACCTTTTGTGTGTGCTACTGTTATTACTTTTGACATGGCTTGTCCTTCTTGATATTTAATTTTAATCTTCCATCTTGTGCAGCATCAACTATTTTATGAAGTCTAATCCAAGTAGATGTTGTTATAAAGCTTTGGATACAAAATACTGAAACAATATTCATTAATTTAAGTATTTCGTGTATATTTCCTTCTTGTAGTAACTTCTTGTTTATTCTTTGCTTTATAATAAAAGATGGTCTCACCGTCGTTTTAAAGGCCCTCATGCTCACTCCAATACAATTTATCTTGATGATCGTTATTTTCTCTCAATTTTATCTCCAACAAAAACAACTGGCTACAAATACTATGAGCCATGTGTTGCAGTCCTGATTCATCATCTAGGTATTCGCCATTATGAAAACTTATTTGATGTCTTAAGCTTGCACTTTCGTATCTTTCATTATTATCAATTAAAACCCAATTTTTTCTATCATATTTTTTTGCTCCATATTCCATGACTCTTGCAACTTCTGCAAGTGCCAAAGGACAATCAAACAAAATAGCTATATTTGGTTTTTGTTGGTCTTGTTTTTTGAATTTTTCCATTTTAATTAACATTCCCTTTTTTAATTTCATATTCACATCAAAGAGTAGTATTAGTTAAGATTTCACACATACTTCCATACTACTCTTGAATCTAAATATATGACTTAGAGATTAACTCTAAATCATAAATGAACTAACATCTTCACAGCTCTCACATACATCTTTTGTTAAATCTCTGATAGTTTTCTCAATGATTTCATCAAGTTTGTAGCAAACAAGATTTACAATAAATGAATTATCAGTTGCCTCAAGGAACAGCTCACAATCAAATTGAATTTCAAGTTTTAAATCATTTTTATAAACAGGCATTACAAAATGTACATGTCTTGGAATAGTATAGTTTGTGTTTCCTGCTTTTACTTCTGCATCAACTGTAAATCCTTTTAAAGTATTTCTTTGAACACTTTGAAAATTTTTTGTAGCTTGAAGATTTTCAGCAATTTCAATAATGTCCATATCTGCAACTTCTTTTCCATCAAAACCTTTGATGCAGCTCTCTAATCTTTTTAAGATTCTAATAAAATCTTTTTGTGTTAGATCTCTATCTAAACAGCTTCTAAACTCTTCAAAGTTTTTTGTGTATTCAAGTTGCATTTCGCAAAAAGAGTCGTGAAAATCTGCTTTATCTAAAGTTGTATAATTAAATATTGCTTTTATTCTTGAATTGTTGAAAAATATTTTTGTTCCTTCACTCTTGTATTCTTTAACAAATTCGATAAAATCATCTTTGTTTAAAATAGATTGTTTTATAACCCATCTAGCTATTTCATGCTCAAAGTTTTTACCTCTATTGTCTTCAACGACTTTGTAATCATTATGGATAACTTCTCTTCCATCTTCTAAAATTGCAACTGGTTTTAATTTTCCAGTTAACGAACTAAATAACTCTTTTAACATTTATTCTCCTTGATTTTTAAAATTCATTACCATTTGATTTGGTCGGTCTCTTTGTGGCAAATATGTTTGATGATTGACAAAAAAAGCACCTGTGATTTGATGGGTTGGAAGTTTTGCTCTTGTACTTCCTGCGATAGTTATCATTTCATCATTAGATTTGCTAATTGTAAGTTCAATAATTACAGATGATTTTTTATCTTCAAGACAAGTTGCTTTTACTGCTTTTTGCAAGTTAGCAGCTGCTTGTCTTGTCAACTCTCCACCACCTATACTTTTCATAGCATCAATCAATACATTTATCTCATCAGGTAGTATTTCATTTGCTGACATGTTAATCCTTTATAAGTTTTTTTATGAGACTACTCATAAAAAAGAGCAACTTTCACCAAACTAATCAAACTGATTTTTGATTAGTTCAAAAAAAAATAAACAAAACTAAACAAAAAGATTTTCCTTTTTTTGGTTGGTCCATTTAGATTATTGCTCTTTTGTATAAATAGTTCCTGCATTTTCTTTTCTTGGTATGCAGCACATGACCTCAATAAACTCAAATCAATCTTAAACCTCTAGGGCGATTGACACCACTTACGCTTTAATTTTCGTATCAAACAAATAAATGAATTTGTTTTCTTAGTGGGTTTGGACAATGTGTTTTAAAATAACTTTATGCATTACGCATAAGAGAACCTTTGATATAATATTTTCGACAAAAAAACTTATATAAAGGCTCACTTATGTTTAAAGATATAAATGACTTATTAGAAAAAATTCCAGTTTGGAAGGAACTTATTGCTTTACCAAAAAAGGTTCAAGAGCTTGAATTAAAAATAAAAGAACTTGAAGCTAAATTGGAAAAATCTGAAGGTATATTTTGCCCTTACTGTAAAAGTAAAGATACAGAAAAACAAAAAAACTCTTTTCTTGATAATTTAGATGATTCAAAAAACTTTTTATGTAAATCTTGTAAATGTACTTTTAAATTAGATTAAAATATTTCAAAAAATAAAATCCAAAGAAATAGAACAATTTCTACAAAAAAAGAAATCATAAAACTAGCAAAAATTATAAATGGGTAATTAAATTTTGCTACTGCATCTTTATTTTCATTTTTTATGATTTCATACTTCCAAAATATTTTAAAACCAAAAACTAGAACTAAAATAATCATTAGCGTTTTCACTTTAGACCTTTTCTAATTAAATTTAAAGAACTTCATATCAGATTTGATATGCTTGTATTGGAATACTATCAATTTGATAATTAAAATAAGCTTAGAATTACTATCAATTTGATAATTTAATTGAAAAGTTTTTTGTTTAATTTCTTTTAATATTTTCACGAGGGAAATTTTAGGCATAAAAAAAGGCTAGATAAAATATCTAGCCTTTAAGATTTGTAGGTGGAAATTATTTTTTTGTTACATTATTTTTTAAAGATAAAAATTCATCTTCTGAGATGAGTCCTTTTTCAAGCATTTTTGATAATTCAATTATTTTATCTGCTTTATCTTCTATTTTATTTACTCCATATAATTTTTCAATAAAGTTAGGTTTTTCTGCGTCCCATATAGATAACATAACAAACGCACCTTTGTCCTTCACTTCTATATAAGCATCATTTGAAATGTTTTTTATAAAGAATGTTTGTTCATTATCTACTTTTATTTCAAAATTTTCTTCATTGTAAAATTCTAATGTTTTTTCTTTTATAATTTTGAAAGAAACACCATCCTTTTTTATAAGCTTATAATTGCAACCTTTTTCGGTTGGGAATTCTTTGAATAAATCACTTGATTTTGAATTTTTTTCTTTTGTTATTGACTCTTTTGACTTTCTTCCTATTATTATAAGAACAATACCAAAGATTAAAATCATAAGACTAATCATCAATAAATTTTGCTGTTGAGCTACTAGGTGTATATTTACAACTCTACTCCCCATAGCCGTAGGCACTGTAATATCCATAACCAAAGCATAAAAAGCCATAACAAAAGCAAATAGAGAGACTAGTAATCCGAAGATTTTCATATTTTTCCTTTTTTTTTAATTTGTAATATTATAACAAATTATCAGCAACAAATTTCCCGCGGGAAATTATTCAAATAGCTTATAGAGATTGTACGAAATAATCAAAACTAGAGTTAAAATAAGAGAAGCTTTCATTCTGAAAATTAAATATTTAAAATTCATTTAAAAATCCCTATCTATTTTCCCCACAACTCTACCCATGATTAACTCATGTTTATCATCACAATGAATTGTAATTACTTCATAATCGCTATTTATTGGGATTAAAGAGATGATCGTACCATGTTCATTCATCTTGTATTTTTTGATTCCACTTTCACCATTTAACCAATAATGAACGATGTTCCCATTATCAATGATTCTATTTGGTTGGCAATATACTATATCCCCATCATTTATTTTAGGTTTCATACTATCACCCTCAGCTTCAACTGCGTACATTCCATCTTTATACATATCAAGTGGAACAGAAACAGGTTCATAGCCACTTAAATCATAGTCTTTTGGTTTACCACATGATGATTTTCCAATAAGAGGAATTATTTTTTGTTTAATATTTGTTTCAAATCCGTATAGAAAATCAGTTGTTACTTTAAAAAATTTTGCAATCAATGCTATTTGTTCAGCTGAAAATTTTCTTCCATTTTCTTGAAGTATATTACTTAGATTACCGGTGGGTATATTTAAAAATTTAGCTAAATCTGCTTGTCTTTTATTGTTCTCTTGTAATAAATTAATTATTCTCTCTAACATAAAACCTCATTTTTAAATTAATTATCAAAATGATAACATTATTTTAACTATCAAATTGATACTTTGTTTAAGTTGGATTTAATATCAATTTGATAGTATTTCATCATGAAAAGAAAAATAGATATAAATAAAATCAATGATTTGTTAGAAAAAACAGAATCAACACGAAAACAATTAGCTGAATTTATAGGTTATCCAATTACAAATTTAACTTTAGCTCTTGGTAAAAAATATAATCGAACTTTACCAATGGATTATTTAATTAGTGTTTCTGAATTTTTTAAACTAAACCCAAAAGACTTAACTATTTGTATTAATGAAAGTATATCAAGTCAACAACCACAAATAGACTCCACAATATAAGGACAAAGTAATGAAAAATAAAGATTACACTTACAATAGACAACCTAAAGACCCTAGGTTTTTAGCAACATTTAGAAAAGCCTTCAATAAAGACCGTTTAAGAAATGGCTTTACGCATGAAGAATCAGCGAATGAATTAGGTATGACTCTTAATACCTTTGAACAAAAGCTAAAACCATCTGCTGAAAATGATATTACCGTGACTGAATGGAATCATCATCTTGAATTAACTGCTGATTTTTCTACTTTAGAATATTTTGCCTTTAAACATGGCTTTGAACTTAAAAAACTTGATGTTAATAGTCAAGGTATAACTATTATTAGAGTTCTTGAAGATGCAGATAATGCAATGCAAGAATCAAATGAAGCTTGGGGAAAAATCAAATCATCTTTAAGAGATCAAAAACTATCTAAAATAGAAAAATTAGAATCACTTAGAGAAATACTTGAAGCAATAAAAGCTCTTCATCAACTTCAATTTGATGTAGAACAGATTGAAGTACAGGAGTAGGGCATGAATGAAGCATTAAATATATTAAAACAATTTAAACCTAATAAAACAAGTCGAAGTAATTATGTAATTACACATTTAAGCCTAAAGGATGAAAAACCAATTCAACTTTTTGGGAGTAAAAACAATGTACGAAAACAGTAAAAAAGAGAAGCCATTTAGTCAAATAGTTGAAAAGTATTTGATTGAGGGTAGAAGTGTTGATTTAGACTTTTTGAGCGATAACGGCCATGATGTGAGGAATTTATCCATAATTATTGGACGATTGAAAAAGAAGTATCCATACATAGAAATATCATCGAAAGTTAATAGGAATGGTAAATCTATGAGTGTTTATTCGATGCCTATGTAATTACATAATATGGGTAAAGCCACAGAATTGATTGAGTTTAGAGCGGGTCGCAAGATTGAAATTAATAGTGCTAAAGAGTTAATAGAGATTCTTAAATACTGTAATCCCAGGATGATTAGACACTATCAAAATCAATTAAAAAACACAATCATTCATGGCTTTGGTGAAGAAATAAAATTAAAAAGAGTAGTTTATGATGAGAAATAGGGGTGTAAAAATATGAGTGTTAAATTAATGGCAAAAGCTTGGGATTCTGATGTAGGTGGAAATGATTTATTAGTATTACTTGCATTGTGTGATTTTGCAAATGATGACGGGGAACTATTTCCATCACTTGCAACCATATCAAAAAAAGCAAAGGTTTGTAAATCTTCTTTGGCTTATATACTAAAAGCTTATGAGGAAATAGGTGTAATTACACGAAGTCAAAGAAAAAGAGAAAATGGTAGCGATACTTCAACTTTTTATAAAATTTTAACTCTTGAATTTGATTCAAAATCTTATAAAAAAGCATATCAAAAAGCTAGAAACTATAAGAGTGCTGAGAGTCCACAATGTGAACACCACCAACCACATTGTGAACACCCTCAAAATAAAGGAAATATTAAAATTGTGGACACCCCCGACCACATTGTGGACACCCAAAACGCAAATTGTGGACACCTTGAACCATCATATCTTAACCATCATAATCTTAACCATCATAAAAAATATATAAAAAAAGAAAATGAAAGTTCTGATTTAAAACCAAAAGACTTAATTACTTTCTACAAAGAAAATATTTCTAATCTTCAATCCAAAATCAAAGAGATTGGTTCAACCAATGTTATGGCTTTATGTCCTGATGGTTTAGAAAAGATATTAATCGGATTAAAAAACTATGCAAATGATTTGCCTAAGGATAATTTTCATATCACGAACTTAGAAAAATTTATCAAAGAAAAGTTTTATATCGATTATCAAGAAGCTATTAAAAAAAATGCACCACTTAATCCCTTGAATATTTCAAGGAAACAATACACTGCAAATGAGGAGTTCTAAGATGACTATGAAAATGAAAGATTTTAATTTGAAAGATATTATCGGAAAAGATGCAGCAGAACAAAATGATGTTCAATCGAATATTTTAAAATCGAATGTTGAGCATATACGACAATATGCAAATATTCCTACACGATACAAAGATGCTGAATTTATTGCAAAAGTAGAAAATCAAGAGAAATTAATAGCAGCTATTAAAGCAAACTTCAATGGTAAAAACTTTAGTCAAATAAGAGATATGCTTATCTATGGTGGTGTTGGAACTGGCAAAACTCATCTTGTAGTTGCGATGTTAAATAAAATCATCAATGCGAATATCTATTGCAGATACACAACTGAACATAATCTTTTAGATTTATATTTTCAAAAGAAATATGATGAGTTTAATGCATTTAAAAAAGTAAACATCTTAGTCATTGATGAAATAGGAAAAAAAGAATTAATCGACTGGCAAATGATACAGCTGGAAGAACTAATTAGCTACAGATATAATGAACTATTACCAACTATATTTATCACAAACATGAATGAAAATGAGTTTAAATCTTTCGTAGGCGATAGAGTTGCATCAAGATTGAGAGAGAATAAAGTAGTAAGAGTAATGATGGATGGCCAAGATTTAAGAGGTGGATTGTAAACCATGAGTCCAATACCTAAAAGCTTATTTGATTATGCAATTGATTCATCAAAGAAACATAACATTGATGTTGATGTAATGAAAGATATATTATCAAACCTCCCTAATATTAAATTAGGTTATGAGTTAGCATTTATTGTTGAAAAGAAGTTAGGACTTAGAAGTAGATATTTCAGTGAAGCATTCTCAAAAGGTTATTTAATCAAAGCTGATATGCTTAAAGAACATGAACACTTATATATAAAACTTGATTATGATATTAAAAAACTTTTAGAACAAAACTATATCTGCTGCAAGATTAATAAAGATGAATCAAATGAATATGACTTTGTTATATCTCTAACAAAAAATACTTTATTAGGATTTTATAAATGAGTAAAAGAATATGTCCAATACATGGTTTATTTGATAAGACCGAACAACAACCTCGATGCCCAAAATGTAAAGCTATTAGAGATAAAACCTATGATAAGAAAGAAAGAAATCAAGAATCAAATAAATTTTATCATAGTGTTGAATGGAAAAAAGTTAGAGATATAGTTTTGAATCGCAATCCTTTCTGTGTTGAATGTGGCAAACCAGCTGATACAGTTGACCACATCATAGCAATTAAAAAAGGTGGTGCAAAAATAGATTTAGATAACTTACAATCAATGTGTAAAAGTTGCCACAATATTAAAGAAAATCAAGAAGGTAACAGATGGAACAAATAGGGAGGGTAGGTCTATTTTCTACAGGTCGAGTCGCTCCTACACCGACCCTTCAGTCAAATTTTTACAAAATCCAGTTTAGAGGGGTACCCCTTAAATGGAAAACATTGAATCTATAAAAAAAGAGGTTGAAAATACAAAGCGTTCATACCGTGCGATAGCTAAAGAATTTGGAACGAATCATACACAAATTGGAATTTTAATCAAATTGCATAATTGGAAGATTGAGCATAGAGTTTCCAAAAATTCCAATATTTCCACTACTGAATATAACCCCCATGTGGCAATATTAGGTAAAACAGCAATTAGGAAAATTGAAGAAATAAAAAAAGAACTAGGTAAACAATATTCACCAGTTGATGAACCATTAATTGTGATGTATGCAAAATCTTATGAAAGATATATAGATCTAGAAAGCAAATTAGGACTAAGTGTTGATAAGATTATTTCAATTAGTACAAAAACTGGTTCTGAATATATGTCACCACTTTTTACAGCAACACTTGCTATTCAAAAAAATCTAGTAACTATTGCAAATCAACTTGGACTGTCTATTGCTTCAAGAAAAAAACTAGGATTAAACTTTAAAAAAGAAGATGAAGGACAAACTTCAATTTTTGACTTTGCAAAAAGCTTTGCTATGGATGATGAGGATTTAGATGATATTTAATGGTCAAGAGGTTCATGCTTATTATGAAAAAACTTTTGAAAGACATCAAAGGGATTTAGCAGCTGTTGAATCAGGAGCTAAATCTAATCTAAGATTTAATAAAAAGCTAGGACTCGCATATATTCGAATTATTGAGAGTATGAAACACTATAAAGGTGAATTTGCTGGACAAAATATAAAACTTGAACCATGGCAAAAGAAATCAATATGTATAGCCTTTGGATGGGAAAAAAAGAACTCAAGAGGTCAATGGGTAAGAAGATTTAATACAGTATTTTTCTTTATTCCTAGAAAGAATGGTAAAACTCTATTAGCTTCAGCAATAACAATAGCAGATTCAATCATCAGATATGAAATGGGTGGTGAAGTTGTTATATTTGCTACAAAGAATAAACAAGCAAAATTAGCTTGGACTGGTGTTGAGCATATGGTAAAAGCTCACAAAGAGTTAAAAGATGATAGTAAAATTACCTACGGTGTAATAACTATGCAAAAAACAGATACAAAGTTTTCAACTCTTGGTAGAGATTCTGATACTGAAGATGGTTCTAATCCAACAATAGGCGTTGCAGATGAATTACACGCTCATCCTGATAACTCTTTGTGGGAAGTAGTAGAATCAGGTCAAGGTTCAAGAATTCAACCCCTGATGTTTGGAATAACAACAGCTGGTTCAAATGTATTTAGTCCTGGTTATAATATGTATGAATATGCAAAAAATATTTTAGAAGAAAGAATTGAGGATGATAGTTTTTTTGCTTTTATTGCAGAACCTGATAAAGAAGATGATCCATTTGAGGAATTAACTTGGGCAAAAGCAAATCCAAACTATGGGGTTTCAGTTTCAAAAGATTATATGGAAAGACAAGCAAAACAAGCCTATGAAAGACCAGAGTTAAAAAACAATTTTTTAATTAAAAATTTAAATATTTGGACAAATAGTGCTGAATCATTTGTACCTTATGAAAAGTGGAAAGCTTGTGCTGGAGAAATGATTGATTTTAGTTTACCAGGAGTTATATTAGTTCAAGGATTTGACCTTTCAATAGCAGATGATTTTTCAGATAAAGCAAATGTTTATAAGTATCAAAATAAATATTATATAAAAATGAAACATTACATACCTAAAGAAAATCTATTTGAGAGAGAAAAGACTCTAAAAGTACCTTTGGTTAGTTGGGTAAATGAAGGATGGATTACAGCAACACCAGGAAGTACAATAGACTATGATTTTATATATGAAGATATGAAAATTCATCTTGATAGTTGTAAAGCTGTAACCTATGACCCATGGAAAGCAAAACATTTAGTTAAAAGACTTGAAGATAATGGATATGAAGATAATATTCCACTAAGACAAGGTTTTGGCTCTATTTCATCACCTACGAAATTCTTTTTAGATTTAGTAAAAGAGGGTAATTTAGTACATGAAAATGACCCAGTTTTAAACTGGATGGTATCAAATCTAACAATCATTTCAGATGCAACGGGAAATATTAAGCCTGATAAAACAAATCCAAATAAAAAAATAGATGGACCAGCTGCAATAATCAATGCACTTTCATATTTTGAAGCAACTCAAGATGAAAAACCTACAAATGTTTATGAAGAAAGAGGATTGAGGGATTTAGATTAATTTCCCTCGGGAAATTAATTTTCTTTTTTCTGTCTTAACTCTCTTTCTTCTTTAATCTTTTCAAGCCCTTTTAGCATAAGCTGTAGTTTTAATTTTCCAACAGCAGTATTTTTATATTCAGAAACAGTTGATTCTCGAACTTGCAAATATTCTGCAAGTTCTTTTTGTGTTGTTTTACATTTCTTCATTTATTTTCTTTAATTAAATGTTTATTTTTTTCAAATAACTCATAAGAAGCCAAACTAGTACAAAATTGACAATTACCTTGATTTAAATAAACTAAGTCTATATACTCAGATTCTAAACCTTTATCATAAATTGTATAACTTGAAACACCATTGAATTTGTCTAAAGTTACTTTATAATATCCGCTCATATCAAAAGATAAATCTAAATCGTTTTTATTATTTTCTATATAAGTTTTTACATCTTTAATTGATATTCCAACAACTGAATAAATTCTTTTTCTTGTTTCTACTGTATAAACTTTTACTTTCATCTTCTATCCTTTTTTTATGTTGTTTAATCTTTCTATACAAGAATTATTACATAGTATTTATTAAATTAAACTTAAATAATTCAGTAATACCGAATTAACATAGATAAATAATACAAATTTCCAAATTCTTTTCCAAATCTTTCCAACGCCAACATATGTTGGCGGTAATTTTATAAACTTCTTTCATGGAAAAATTAAAAACCCTTGCAATCATATTATTATTTCTATTGTTCCTATCAACAATTATTTCAGTTGGAGTATTTTGTCTTTTTGATTTTAGATACTTTCAAATATCTTTAGGTTCAACATATCTAATTAGTACAATTTTTATTCTTTCTCAATTTATTTTAATTTTATTAACTAAAGATACTCAAGAATGAAAAATTTACTAACTCCTTTTATGTCTTCGGATACTACTGAAGTATTTCATAGTGATAGTACTAGATATTTAGATTTGTTTTCTTCAAGAGGTAGTGTATCGGTTGGAACAGCTCAAAAGATTGCAGATGTATTCGCTTGTATAAACCTAAAAGCAAATGCAATGGCATTATTGCCATTAAAACTTTATATAGTTACCGAGAATGGCAAAAAAGAAAATAAATCACATTCTTTATATAGATTATTAAGAAAAGAACCAAACCCAAATTTAACAGCTTTTGAGTGGAAAAAGATGATTTCTCAAGATTTAGACTTACGAGGAAATCATTATGCTCAACTTATTAAAAACGGATTAGGGGAAATAGTGGCTATTTATCCACTAAAAGCTGATTTAATGACTGTATCTTATGCTTTAAAAAACAATAATAAAGAAAAAATCTACAACTATAATGGAACTTTAATACCAGCAGATAGAATATTACATATTATTGATATTCCTGATAATGAGGGATTAGTTGGTATTTCAAGAATTGCATATGCAAGACAAACATTGGAATTTGCAAATAATGCTGCAACTCATGGAAATAAATTATTTAAAAATCAAGCAACACCAAGTGGTGCATTTACAAATCCCTCAGAACTTAGTGATCAAGCTTTTGAAAGATTAAAAACGCAGTTAGAAGAAAAATATTCAGGTTTAGAAAATAGCGGAAAACCTTTATTGTTAGAGGGTGGGTTAACTTTCTCACCTATTTCAATTTCAAATAGTGATTCACAGTGGCTTGAATCAAGAAAACTTAATCGTGAAAACATTGGTGCTATTTTTGGAGTTCCTACTTCAATGTTAAACGATTCAACTGCTTCATCTTATGGGAATTTAGAGCAAAAATATTTAGAGTTTCAAACGAATACTATTTTACCAATCTTAATTGCAATAGAAGAAAAAGCAGAACAAAAACTATTAAACAAATCGGAAAAATCAAATTTAATTATCAAATTCCAATTTAACGCACTTTTAAGAGCTGATGTAAAAACAAAAGCTGAATACTACAAAAACATGTGGGGAATTGGTTCTATGAATCCAAATGAAATAAGAAGTTATGAGGACATGAACTCTTATGACGGTGGTGATGAGTATTTTATGCAGTTATCTTATGCACCTGTAAGCAGGATAATAAGTGGTGAAGCTACAAAAGATTTAAAAAATTTCACGGGGGAAAATAAACAATGAATGAGTTTTTGATTGATGGAGAAATAGGCTCTTGGGGTATGAGTGCATCAACTGTGAGAGAATATTTAAATTCTATAACTGGTGATGTAAAAGTAACACTAGACAGTCCAGGTGGTAGTGTATTTGAAGGTATCTCCATACACAATGCATTTAAAGAATATGACAAAGGAACTGTAACTATGGTTATGGGTTCTTTGGTAGCTTCAATAACTACATATATTGCAATGGCTGGAGATAAGATTCTAGCTCATGATAACTCAACATTCATGATTCACAACGCTTGGACTTTTACTTATGGTGATGAAAACGAATTAAGAAGAATTGCAGATGTGTTGGCTGGACTTTCATCATTAATAGCTAAAAAATACATTTCAAAAACTGGCAAATCAAAAGAACTTATAAAACAAGCAATGGATAAAGAATCTTATTACTTTGGGAATGAGATTTTAGATTCTGGTTTTTGTGATGAAATTATCTCAACTGAAAATCAAAACACCAAAGATGAATCATTAGCATTAGCAAGAGAGAGTTTTAAAGCTTGTTGTAAAACAGCAAGTGAGAAATTCTCAAATGATGAGTTCGTGCAAGCTGTTGCAAAACTCACTAAAGATGGTGTTTTAGATGTTGTTCCTAATGTAGATGATGAAGAAAAAGAGGTGGCATTGAATAATGCTAAACAAAGAGAAAGAGACCTACAAATTTTAGAAATGGAGATTAACTTATGAATTTACAAGAACTGATTTCAGCAAGAGCTGAAAAATTTAAAGAGATGAAAGCATTAAATGATGCTAACCCAAAAATGGATGCGACAATTGAAGCAAAATATAATGCTTTATCTGATGAAGTAAAAGCTTTAACAAGAAATATTGATTTAATTGCTACTGAAAATGGATTAAGAAATCAAGTTGATGAACCAATTATTGCAGGTGTTAATGCTATGGCAAGTGCGGATTACAGAAATGGTTTTGATAAATATATTGCTGGCCAAGATTTTGCAGATTTTAAAGCTGCAATGACTGAAGGTGTTGCAGAGGATGGTGGTTATACTGTTCCTCAATCTTATCAAAATACAGTTTTAGAAAAGTTAAATACTTTATCAAGAACTAGAAGTATTTCAAATGTTATTAGTACAACATCAACTAGAAATGTTCCAGTTGAAGGTGATGCTCCAACTTTTGCATGGATTGATGAAACTGGAACTTATGGAGAGACGGATTCTTCTTTTGGAAACAAACAAATCAACGCATATAAACTTGGTGGAATCATAAAAGTTTCTGATGAGTTGTTAAATGATACAGCAATTAATTTTGAAGCATATATGGCTAATCAAATTGCAAAAGGTGTTGACAAAGCTGAAGCTCCTGCATTTTGTTTAGGTGATGGTACTAAAAAACCAACTGGATACGCAACTGCATTAGTAGCAACAGCTGATACAACAACAGCAGGAAGTGCTGCAATAACTGGTGCTGAAGTTGCAAAAATTTATTATGCACTAGGTGAGGCATATAGAGCAAGAGCTACATGGAGAATGAATACTAAAACTCTTCAAAAAATTAGAGAGTTAAATGATGGGCAAGGTGTTTATTTCTATAAAGATGAAATTAAATCTTCTATGACAATTGAAGGTAAACCAGTTGTTATTGATGAAAATTTACCTGATATGGGAATAGGTGCTAAATTCATGGTATTTGGTGACTTTAATTACTATCAAATTGCAGATAGAGGTGCAATGGAAATCAGAAGATTAAATGAAAAATATTCTGATACAGGAATGGTAGGATTTAGAGTTACTGTTAGAGTTGATGCAAAAAGAATGCTTGATGAAGCATTTGTTGTTGCTAAAAATGCTTAACAGGATCATCAAATGAAAGTAACAATGTTACAGCATTTAAGTGGTGACATTTCTCATGAAGTAGGGAAGGATTATGACTTCCCTACCGATGAAGCAATTAGACTTATTGATGCTGGAATTGCAAAACCAAAAAATAAAAAAGAGTACGAATCTGCTCTTGTTGAGTTATCAGATATAGAATCTGAAAAACTTGAAAAAGAAAAACAAATTGCAGCTATTCAATATGAAGATGAACTTCTTGATGAAAAGCATAAACTTCAAGAACGAATCAATGCAATTAATGAAATCTTAGGAATAACAGAGTCAATTGTAATTGATGAACCTGAAAAAAAAGAAGATGAACAAAACCAAGGTGATGAAGAAAAATGATAGTTCAAAAAGTAGCGCCAACACAAACGGATATTGATAAAATTTTATCTTTAGAAGATGCAAAAAGATTTATAAAAGTAATTGGTACTGATGATGATTTAGATATTAAATCTTTTATAGATTCTGCAATAACTGAAGCTCAAGATATTACAAATAGACAATTTGCAAGTGCTACTTATGAACTATATTTATCAAATTTCCCACGGGAAAATTTTAAATTTCCTAAAAATCCAGTTCAAGAGATAGTATCTTTTGAATATATGGATATTAATGGAGTATATCAAACAATAGATTCAACATCATATTATTTATTTAATGAGTATGAAGTTGGAAAAATTGTTTTTAATACTACTCCAAATGTACAGATGAGAAATCATAAAAAAGCTGTGAGAATTACTTTTAAAAGTGGTTATACCACTAATTTCCCAGCTGATTTAAGACAATGGTTAAAAGTTAGAGTTTCTACTTTGTATGAGTTTAGAGAAGAACTAACAGCAGGTGTTTCAATTGCAAAAAATAATCATGTTGACTTAATTTTACAAAGATATAGGATAAGAAGTTAATGAGAGCAGGAACTTTAAATAAATATATAGACTTTCTTTCAAAAAACAAAACTCCAGATGCAATTGGAGCTAGAAAAGTAGAGTTTGAAAATGTATTTAATCAGAAAGTTCCTGCAAGTATAAGAGATATTCAGACTACTGAAAAGTATTTTGATAACTCGGTTCTATCAAAAACGGAATTGATTATTTCAGTTAGGTATAACTCATTGATTAATGAAAAATTAGTTATTGAATATCAGGGCAAAAAATATGAAATTATTAAAGTGAATAATATTTATGCTCAAAATAAACAGTTATTAATCGCTGTAAAAGGTTTTGATAATGAGTGAAATCAAAGGTTTAAAAGAACTTTCAAAAGCTTTGAAAGCTTTTCCACAAAATGTTCAAAACAATATTTTAAATAGTGCTGTAAGAGCAGGGGCTGTAACTATTCAAAAAGAAGCAAAAAAGAATGTTCCTGTAAAAAGTGGATTAACAAAAGCTTCAATTATTATTAAAAAAAGAAGACCTAAAAGTAAAAATATTACAAAATTTTCTTTAGGAATAAGAAGAATTAAAGATGGTAGAGAATGGTATGAAAAAAACTTAAATAGTAAATATTTCAAAGATAAACCAAAAGATGCATATTATGCTCATATGATTGAATTTGGTACTTCAAAATCTGAAGCCAGTCCCTTTATGAGACCAGCTCTTGAATCAAGAGCAGATGAAGTAATAAATGAAGTTAGAAAAAAGATGCAACAACGAATAGATAAAGAGATTGAAAGAAGTAAAAATGCTTAAACAACTTGTATATCAAAGTTTAAAAAGTAATGAAATAGTAGCAATCGTAGAAGATAGAATATTTTCTAAAAAGATAGAAAGTGATACTGCTTTTCCTGCTATTACTTATCAAAGAATTATTGATAATACAGAACAGCATTTAAAAGGTATGGATAAAGAAAAAGGTATTTTTCAAATATCTCTTTATTCAAAAGATGAGTTGGAACTTGAAAATTTATTTCTAGTTTTAAAAGAGAGTTTTAAAAATATAGCAGTATATAAAAGTGCAGTTGATGACTATGAAAGTGATACAGAACTTCATAGTATCAAAGTAGATTATCAATTTTATAAAAAGGATTAAACATGAGTGGAGCAGTAAACGGTCAAGGTGCAACAATAAGCGTAAGTACAAATGGAACTACTTTTACGGAAATTAGTGAAGTAAAATCATTTGGTGGTATTGGTGGTGGAACTGCATCAATCAAAGATGTAACACACCTAAAGTCAACAGCAAAAGAAAAAAAGCTAGGATTAAAAGATGAAGGTCAAATTACTCTAGGTGGAAATTATATAGAAGATGATGTAGGTCAGGAAATGCTACAAACCGCAAGAGATAATAGTACAAAGTTGATAATGAAAGTTGAGTTAGCAAACAGAAAAACACCAACTGGAAAAGGTACTACTTGGGTTTTTGATGTTTTTGTACAAACATTTAAAACAGATGGAATTTCAGTTGATGAGACAGTAGTTTTTGATTCAAGTTGTGAAATCACTGGTTCCGTTGCAAAAACTAAGGCTTCATAATGGTATTTTTAAAAGATTTGTTTCTTAAAGAAAATCAAATAAATAAATTCCCTTTTGAAAATAAAGAGGGTTTGTTTGTTAGTGAATTAACAATAAAAGAGAAATTTTTAGTTGAAAATAAATTAATTGAAAATGCTGTTCACGTGCAAGAAGGAAAATTAAAAGTAACAGACGAAGCATACTTTGATTCACTTTGTTTAAGAGTTTCTTTTGGGTTAGTAGATGCTGAATCAAATAAAGTTTTTACATTTGAAGAAATCAAAAATCTAAAAGACAAAGATTTTATAGATAGTGCAAATGAAAAGATTTTAGAGGTAAATAAAGTAAAAAAGTAGATGATAGGCGGTTTTTATTCCGTCTAGCATTAAATCTTGGTTGTACTGTATCAGAACTTGAAAACAAGATGTCATATAAAGAGCTTTGTGAATGGTATGAATATTCACAAATCGAACCTTTTTTGTCTGATAGAGTAGAAATAATGTTAGCAAAAGAGATGCAGCTATTTGCAAATGTAAATAGAAATCCAAAATCAAAACCTTTTTTAATTGAAGATTTTATGATAACAATTAAAAAAGAGCCAAAAAAAGAGCAATCTTTAGCAGAACAAATCATTGAAGCAATGAATAATATTAAGAAAGGACAATAATGGCTACTAAAATAGGTGGAGTATTAATTGACGTTGCTGCTGATGTATCAAAGTTAGTTGAGGGCATGACAAAAGCCCAGCAAACAGTTGATAAAACAGTTAGCAACATAAAATCATCATTAGGTCCTTTAGCTGGAATTATCTCAGGAATTGTTTCAGTTTCTGCTATGAAAGATATTATTAATACAGCTGATGCTATGGGTGAACAAGCTCAAAAATTAGCATTAAGCTCTGAAGCTTGGAGTAAATATGCTTATATAGCAAAATTTGCAGGAGTTGAAATATCAACTTTAGAATCAGGTTTTTCAAAATTAATAGCAAATGTAAATGATTTCAATCGTGATGGTGGTGGTGGAGCTGCCAAAGCTTTTGAAGAACTTGGAATTAGTGCATCATTTGCAAAAGAAAATTTCACATCAACTGAAAAAACTTTTGACATAATCGTTTCTAAACTTCAAAGCATGGATGATGGATATAAAAAAACAGCACTTGTTCAAGAAATATTTGGAAAAGGTGCAGGAGATTTAGTAAGATATACCGACCTTGGAGCAGATGGGATTGAAAGACTTGGTAAACAAGCTCAAATTACAGGAAATATAATATCTCAAGATTTTGCAAATTCAGCTGGTGAATTAAATGATGGATTAGATACTCTTGGTTCAATTTCAACTGGTGTAGGAAATAAAATCATGACAGTTTTTACTCCTGCGTTAGTAGAAGCTAGTCGTGCAGTATCTAATTTTTTAAATATTCAAAGAGAAATGAGTGCTTTTGAACTAAAACAAGAGATAAAAGAAGTAGAAGATAGTTTAAGAGAACTTAATCAACTTGCAAAAACTAGACCTGATTTAGCAATAACATATAATGCAGAAGCCTCAAGTCAATCTAACAAATTAGGAATCTTAAAAAAACAACTCGAGGATATTAACAAGTCTGAAGTCCAAAAATCAGCAAACTTAAAAAAACTTGCTGAAGAAAAATCAAAAATAGAAGATGAATTTAATCAAAAATATAAAAATATAGAAATTGATAAATATGAAAAAGAAAAAAGAATATTAAATCAAAAGAAACAGGATTATTTATCTACTAGCTTATCAAAAGTTGAAATAGAAGAATGGTATTCATCGGAAATAAAAAAAATATCTGAGAGAGAAAATAAAGATAATGATAATTTAGTTAATGCTAAAAAACATGCAGATGAAAAATCAAAAATAGAAGAAGATTTTAACAATAAATATAAACAAGCAACTATGAGCAAATATGATTATTCGGTTTCTTTGCTTGATGCTGAAAAACAAAAACATTTAAACAATAAAATGTCTGCCGTAAAAGTTGAAGAATGGTATCAATCAGAAATTAAAAGATTAAATGATGAAAAAGTAAAAGATGAAGAAGAAAAAAATAATGTAATTTTAGAAAATCAAAAACAATTTGATAGCGAATATAACAGAACAATTTTAAATAAATTTGAATATGAAAGAACATTGCTTGATCAACAAGTTTTAGACTGGAAAAAACAAGGTCAAGATGAAATCAAAATCAAAGAGATGTATTCTGCTAAATCAAAAGAAATAGCAGCTGATGAAGCTGAATATTTTAAAAGAACAGAACAAGAAAAAAGAGAAGCTTCAAATGACTGGCATATGGGTATGGAAGATGCGATAAAAGACTATCAAGATAGAGTGAACGATAACTATGCTCAATCAAGAATGTTTTTTGAAAGAACATTGGATGGAATGACTGATTCGTTAGCTACTTTTGTAGTTGAAGGTAAAGCTAGCTTTAGTGAATTTGCAAGAAGTTTGGGTGCTGATTTAGCAAAAATTGTTATCCAAAAACAACTTGCAGGAATTGCTGGAAATATATTTGATAATGCTGGTACTACTAGCTTTTTTGGGAATATCTTTGCAAGTGCAAATGGTAATGTTTTTGATGGCGGACACGATGTTGCTTTTGCAACAGGTGGAGTTGTTGGAAGCCCTACATATTTCCCTATGTCAAATGGTAAAACTGGACTTATGGGTGAAGCAGGACCTGAAGCAATTATCCCATTAAGTAGAATTGGAAATGATTTAGGAGTAAAGTCTGTTCCTTCAAATGTTGTTTTAAATATTCAAAATAATACTTCTAGTGAAATAACAGCTGACAAAATAAGTGAACTCACACAAATTAATCAAAATGGGGAAACAGAAAAAGTTTTAACAATTGTAATGAATGGTGTAAGCAGAAATACAATGGGAATTCGAGATATTATTAAGGGGACCAGATAATGGCTATTTATCCTACTACTTTAAATATTGAAAGCTTTGATGAAAAAACTATTAAACCAGTTACAACAAGTAGTTATAACAGTGGGTATTCTCAAAAAGTTGCAAAATATACTAGAAAAATTTTAGCTTTTTCTTTTACACATGAGAATCTAACATTAGTGAAAAAAACAGAGTTAGATACATTTTTTACAACAAATCAAGGGCTTAGTTTTAGTTTCGTACATCCCCTAACTAATGATACCCATGAAGTTAATTTTGAAATGGATGAAATCAACTTTTCATACGACAAGATCATGAAAACTTATAGCACTAAAATAGCTTTAAAAGAGGTTTAAAAATGTTATCTAGCACTACTAAAACAGAAAAAAACAAACTAAACAGCAACAGCGTTTGGCTGGTAATGTTAGAAATAAGTATTCCATCTGTTCCTGAGACTCTAAGAATTGTAAATAACAATGATGATGTATCTTGGAAGGGATTTACTTGGCTTAAATTTCCTTTTGAGTTGGATGAAATTTCACAAACTGCAAATGCAGAAACTAGCCAGTTTCAAATAAAAGTTGGAAATGTAAAAAATATTATCGGTCAATACATAAGACAATATGATGTTTATGTAAAAACAAATGGTTTTGAGCCTATACGAGTAGTTTTATATATTGTAAATAGTAAAGACTTAGCAAATACAACACCCGTTTATAGCACAAATTTAATACTTACAACTTCAAGTTTAAATCATCTTGAGGTTAGTTTTACAGTTAGTGCCAGGGATTTATTCCGTGCTAGAACTCCACAAACTAGAATGTTCCCAAACTCTTGTAGATTCAAATTTAAATCTACTCTTTGTGGATATGCAGGAAGTGTATCCACTTGTGATAAATCACTTTCAAGATGCCGTCAACTTGGTAATTCTAAAAGATATGGTGGATTCCCAGCAATTGGAAATCAAGGAGTTTCTAAATGATAAATGATTTTATTGGAATCCCTTTTGTTTCTAAAGGTAGAACTTTTAGAGGGTGTGATTGTTATGGACTTGTAAAACTATATTACAAAGAAGTTTTAAATATAGAACTTCCTGAAACTGTAATTACAGCAGAACAACCAAGAAGAACTTTTGCAAATTATTTAAATGAAATTTCAAAAAACTGGACTTTAACAACTCAACAAAAGAATGCAGTTGTTGCCATGAGTGTAAACGCTGAACATCCAAGCTTGGTAACTCACTTTGCAGTAATGATTGACGATAAAAGATTTATTGATACAAGAGAAAATATGAGTTCGTATCTTACAAGTATTGATGATGAAAGAATAAAAAACCAAATAAAAGGATTTTACAAATGGCAACACTAACAACTATATTAAATCCTTTTAATGCAAATGAAAAACACACAAGAACCGTTTCATGTGTTCCTATTTGGGAATTATTAATTCCATATGCTGAAGATATAGAATTTGTAGTTTCAATAAATGGAGAAATTACAGAAAACTATGAGTATGTTTTAAGAGAAAATGACTTCTTAGCAATAGTTCCAATCCCTGCAGGTGGTGGCGGTGGTAGTAAAAGTATCATAAGAATCGTGGCAATGGTAGCACTTGCAATTGCTGCACCTTATGCAGCAGGTGCAATGATGGGTGCAACAGCAGGAATGGTTGGAGCTGGTGTTTATGGTGGGTTAAGTGGAGCTCTAATATTCGGAGGATTACAAGCGGCCGTGATTGTTGGGGGTGGTATGCTAATAAATTCACTTTTGCCAGCACCAACTTCTAGCATTGGAACATCAACCACGCTAAATGAAGTTTCTCCCACTTATGCTTATAGTGGCGGTTCAAACGCTAGAGAAATAGGAGCTACCTTACCTATTTTATTAGGAACAGCAAGAGTATCACCTCCAATAATTTCTAGTTATTTATCTTTAGAAGACGACAAACAGCATTTAAATATCTTAATGGCTGTAAACGATGGAGCCGTGAATAGTATAAGTGATATTGAAATTAATGGCCAAGCAATAGGAAACTTTAATGATATTACATCTTACCAAACATTAGGAACAATAAATCAAACAGCAATAGGAAACTTTAGGGATACAGCAATAACCATATCTTTAAGTCGTGCATTAAATGAATTAAACTATGAAACAACATATACAACAACTTCGAATGGCGTAAATGAACTTGAAATTGTTATGCTATTACCTACGGGCCTATTTGTAATAGAAGACAATGGTTCTTACACATCAAAAACAATTACTTTTGAAATATCTTATAAAAAATGTAGCGATTCAGCATGGAATACACAAAGTAAGACTATTTCAACTTCTTATAAAACAAGTAAGAGACTATCTTATACTTTTAAAAACCTAGTTGCGTCTGATTATGATGTAAAAATTAAAAGAATTACAGCTTTTGATACAAATACAAGAGTAGCTAATAGTTTAGTATTAGACTATATAAATGAAATTGTTTATGATGATTTTGCTTATCCAGGTGTTGCACTATTAAGTATTAATGCAATGGCTACGGACCAGCTAAATGGAAGCTTTCCAACTGTTACTTGTTTAGTAAATAATACAGGAACTGTGAAACCAAAATCAAACCCAGCATGGGCTTGTTATGATTTATTAAAACGTGAAGGAATTCCTGATAGTGATATTAACTTAACAAAATTCCAAGAGTGGGCTGACTTTTGTAGCGCTAAAAATTTAACAGTTGGCTTATATTTAGATTCACAACAAGAGCTTCAATCAGCTTTGAATATGGTATCTGTTTTAGGTCGCGGGATTGTATTACAGTTTGGAAGTATTTTTACTCCAATTGTTGAAAAAGTAGTTGATATCCCAACTCAAGGTTTTTTATTTACAGGTGGAAATATTATTGATAGTTCATTTTCAATTTCATATATTCCACATAATGAACGAAGTAATACTATTGAAGTTACATACTATGATGAAACTGATAGTTATAAAGCAAAAACAGTTCAGGTTCAATCACATGATTTTGATTCAAAAACTATGGAAATTAAATCTTCAATCAATTTGTATGGTTGCACAAAAAGAGCAATAGCAGCATCTTATGCAAAATTTTTATTAAATAAAAATAGGTACATAAGTGAAACTGTATCTTTTACAGCTTTCGTGGATGCAATTGCTTGTAATGTTGGTGATGTAATAAAAGTAGGGGTTAAGTATATGACAAATACTTTGGCGGATGGAAGAATCTTAGGAGTTTTTGAAGGGAATTTGATACTAGACCAAGAAGTTGAGCTATTAGACAATGAAGATTATGAAATTCAAATTAGATGTTCAGACGATGAAATCATAACTATAAATATTCCTTCGGTTAATATGAACACTGTAACAGATACGATAGAAATTGGAAATTTCCCGCGGGAAATTAATAAATTTGATGTATATGCTCTTGGTAGACTTGATACCGAAGCAACAAACCTTTATAGAGTGACATCAATTACAAGGGCTAGTGATCTAAAAAGAAAAATAACAGCAATCGAATATAACCCTGATGTTTATAGTGACAATGCAATTATTGATGTAGAACCAATAGTATTAATTGATAATACAACAAATGTTCAAGCCGAAGAGGTTTTGATTCAAAAAGATGATGGAACTGTTGAAGAGGTGATAGTTGTATCGTTTAATGGAAATAAATTAACTAATATTATTTATTTAAATGGTAGAAAAATAGGAACAACATCTACAAACAATTATGAGATAAAAAACCAATTAACAAGAGGTAAAACATATGAAATAAAAGTGAACGATAAGGCTATATTACATACTTTTCAAGGCCTTTTAGCAAAAGTTGCTCAACCTAAAGATTTAAGTATTAACTTGTTGTCTACAAATACAGTTATTTCATGGGCTTCGGTTGCTTTTGCAGTTGGGTATAAGATATATCATAATGATGTAGTAATTGAAGATAATATAAAGTCAACTACTTTTAACTATAAGCTATTAACAGCTGGCACACATACTTTTAAAGTTGAAGCGTTAAATATTGCACTTGCTTCAAGTGATGCGATTGACCAAAGTATAGTAGTTGATGTTCCTCTTTCTCCAAACGTGAATGTTTCATATAAAGGTGAGAACGTACTAATTAAATGGGAAGAGTCAAACTCTACTTATCCAATTTCACACTATATTGTAAACCATGATGATCTTACAACAATAGCAAAAACAACTACTTATACAACAAAAGTAAATTGGAGTTCAAAAACAATTACTATTCAAGCTGTTGATATTGCAGGGAATAAATCAACAATTAGATCAGCAACTTCTATTATTACAGTTCCTGTTGCAACTGCTGTTACTTCAAAAGTTATTGATAACAATATTTTACTATATTGGAATCAAACAGCAAAAACACTACCAATTTCACACGCAGAAATAAAAAAAGGCGAATCGCTCGAAACTGCAACATTAATAGGAACAAACAATTCTACTTTTGCAAATCTATTTGAAAGTGAAAGCAACTATTACACCTATTGGATAATCCCTGTTGATACAGCAGGGAACAAAGGCCAAAGTTCTAGCACAACAGCACTTGTGAACGAACCGCCTGACTATATTCTTAATGCTTTATGGCTTAGTCTTTTTGGTGGAACTAAAAATAATGCCATCTTAGATAATGGAAAACTTTATCTAGGTATAAAAAATGAAACATTTCAAGCACACTTTACTGTAAACAATTGGACTACTCCACAATCTCAAGTAAGTGCTGGATATTTATTGTATGCACAACCATTTGCAACATCTTCATTTTATGAAGAAATATTTGATTATGGAACTATTTTGCCCTCAACGACTGTTGGTGTAACTCTTGATTTTGAAAGAGTGGGAAGTGGTGGGTATGAAATAGATATTTCAACAAGTGCAGATGGAACAACTTATAGCTTAAACAGCAATGTTTCAAGAGTGAGTGGCTCAACCTTTAGATATGTGAAGGTAAAAATTAGATTTGCAGGAACAGTAAACGATGCGTTTATAATAAATGCAATGGAAGTGAAACTTGACAGCAAAATTAAGAGTGATAGTGGAAAAACAATAGCAAATGAAAGTGATGCAACAGGAACAATAGTGAATTTCAATAAAACATTTGTTGATATTGTAAATCTTACTATTACCCCACTTGGAACCACAAGAAAAACATTTGTTTGCGATTTTGAAGATCTTCCAAATCCAACTTTTTTTAAAGTGTATATATACGACATGAACGGGAATAGAATAACAAGCGACTTTACATGGTCAGCGGAAGGATATTGATATGAATGCAAATTTTAATTTACCAGTTTTAACCTCGACTTACGCCAACTTTTTAGCAGAAATGAAATCTAGGGATGAAGATATTGCTGTTTGGTTTGAAGGAACAACATCTACAAATATACCCGCTGGTACAAAAAAGTGGAACAGCACTGGTAATAAATTTGAAAAGTGGAATGGCGCAACTTGGAGTGATCTATCAACTTTGTATGAAATTAAAGTAAGAGACAGTCACAAGTTAAATGGACAAGAGGCATCATATTATTCAGCATCTACTCATCTTCATAGTGCTGCAACAACAACTGCAAATGGATTTATGAGTTATACAGATAAAGTAAAATTAAATGCAATCGCAGCTAATGCAAATAATTACTCTCATCCAGCTGGTGATGGAAATTTACATGTACCCGCAAATGGAACAGCAAATAATGGTAAATTTTTACAAGCAACTGCAACAGCAGGAATATACGCTTGGGCTTCTCTTCCAGCAACAAGTTTATCAACTTTGGGGGTTACAGCAACGGCTGCTGAATTAAATAAACTAGATGGAGTTACGGCAACTGCAACGCATTTAAACTATATTAATACATTAAGTTCTAATGCTCAAACACAGTTGAATAGTAAGGCAAATTTAGCGAGTCCATCATTAACTGGTACACCAATGGCACCTACCCCTGCTACTGGAGATAATAGCACAAAGATAGCAACTACTGCGTTTGTTTTAGCTAATAGTATACAAGCTATACCATTACTTACAGCAGGAACTAAGTTAGAAGCTCAGTCTAATCTTGGAGTATATATTGGGGGTAGTACCTTAACTAAAAAGAAAGAGGTATCTGTAGGGACAGGGGGGGGAATAACAGTATCTTTTGGGATGTACGCAGACTTCCCAGGAGCATCAGTTGCACAGATATACGTAAATGGGGTAGCACGGGGGACACTGCGTACAACTAGTTCATACACTACTATTACATACACAGAAAATATTACAGTAGTTGCTGGGGACTTAGTTCAACTGTATGCAAAAGGAGATGATTTTGATGGCTCACCTGAGGTACTTAACTTTAAAATATTTGTAGCATCACCAAAAACTAGCTTTGTAATAATGTAATAAAAGGATTAAAAATGTTTGAAGAACTAAAAAATTTAACAATAGATACAATAAAAGAAGAGTTTAAGGATTTCCCACCTTTTTTAGATGGGCACGTCTTTATTGAATATGATAACGGATTTGTGACAATCGAACCAGAACACCAAATAATAGTGCCTACAAGTATAACTATGCGACAGGCTAGGCTATATTTACTATCTTTAGAGCTACTAGATGACGTTGAACTTTTAGTATCACAAAACAAAGCTCAACAAATAGAGTGGGAATATGCTAGTGAAGTACAAAGAACAAATCAACTTATTCCAGCACTGCAAGAGTCTTTGGGGCTAACAAATGCACAAGTAGACACTATGTTTATCGAGGCTAGTAAATTATGAGAAAAGAACTATTAGAAAAGTTTCAAAACGATATAGAAAAAAGGTCAAGGCTCTTGAGGTTTTTATTAGTTCTTGACCAAATGCTAAATGTCGTGTTTTGGAATGGGAGTCAAGATGAAACAGTTAGCTCTCATATAGGTAGAAGGATTGATAATGGTGAAGCAACATGGTTTGATAAGAAGCTTTGTTACTTACTTAGTAAGCTAGAAAATAATCATTGCTCAAAAAGCATTGGTGAATAAATTTAAAATAAAGGAAAAAATATGGCAACAACAACGAGAAATGAGACGATTTATGAAAACTGGGAACCAAAAAATTTTTCATTACTTTCCAATGTTTCTCAAGTGACTTTTGAATATTGGCCTGCGCAAACACCACCAACAGCAAACGACACAGGGCATCCACTTATACCTGGTGCTGGATTAAACTATAACGTATTCGAAGATGATACAGTAATTGTATATTTTAGAAGTAGAAACATGAATGCGATTGCAACTATTACGGAGTCAATATAATGGAGGTAAGTGCAACAATTACAACAATGAAAATTATTTGGAACGCAATTGCATTTATAGTTAGCTCTATTTTAGTTTATTTTGGACTAGAGCAAGAATCAATTTTATCTCTTACGGCATTAATTATCATTGATTATGTAACAGGGATAATGAAAGCAAAAAGAATTGGTGAATCAATTACAAGCAACAAAATGAAATATGGAGTTGCAAGTAAACTTATACTCTTAATAATCCCAATTACAATTGCAATTGGAGCGAAAGGAATCGGAATAGATTTAAGTCAATTGATTTTTATTTCTCTATGGCTGTTGATTTTTTCAGAAATGTATTCAATTTTGGGAAATATTGTTTGTTACACAAAAGGAACTTATTTGCCAGAAATTGACGCAGCTTCAATTATTGCTAAGCATATAAAAGGTTATTTTTTAAGACAAAATGGAGAAGATAAATGATAACAGCAATAACAGCCCTATTTGGCAAATTTAAATATTACATAATCGCAATATTTATTTTACTTTCATTGTATTTTTATATGACATCTTTAAAAACAACGATTGAATTACAAAAGCAAACAATTACTAAAAATGAGATTGATAAACAAAATATCATAGACGGCTACGAACTTACTCTAAAAGTTGAAAAAGAAACATCAGTCCAAAAAGCTATTACACAAGAACAAAAAGAAGTCGTAGTTACAAAATATAAAACCTTAATCAAAGAAGTTGAAAAACGAGGGGAGATAAAACAAGATGAAAAAAGCAGTTTTACTATCGTTACTTTTTAGTTTTATCTTTGTTGGATGCTCAAACAAAGGAGTTCAAATAGTTTTTAAAGAAAAACTTGTTTGTGTTGTGCAACAAAAAATCGAAAGAACTCAACCTGTGCAAATTAGAGTTCACAATGATGATATAGAAGTGGCCAAAGCTTATAAATATGCAATTGATTCAAATATAGAGTTCTATGAAAAGCAAGTTGATAGAAACAATAAGTTCTGTGAAGATATTAAAAAAATAAATGAAAGTGAGGGAAAATAGTATGTTTAGTTTGTTTCAACGGTTTAATACTTTTAATATGTTTGGAAATAATAGAAATAATAAACGAATAATTTTCACAAGTTCAGATAATTTTATAATAATCAGTTCAGATAATTTCATAATAACAGGAAGGGGATAATATGCCAATTGACATAACAAACAAAAACGAAAAAAAGATAAATTTAACAGGTGCTCAAATAGCATCTGCTTTGATAAATAGTCATGAAAATTTAGTAGTTTTAAATGATTTATATAATATTGGTGTGCCAGGAACAATTGGCTTTGGAGTAGGAGCGATTCCCTCTTCTCAAATCCCAACAGGTATGTATCCAATGGAAGGACACTATGACAAAGCTCATTCAAATTATGGAAATGTGATTACTTCAACTGGTTCTATTATGGTTGCAATTCCTAAGTTTTATTACAAAATTATGCCGCCTAGTGTAAATGTATTTCTAATTTCTAACATTCAGTATGATGGATATGTACTAGACAGAATGTTCATTAACGCAAATACCGAACTGGACTATGTCTTAGTAGATAAATTTACTTGTGGAAATGTAAATGGAATATTTACAAGTAAAGCAGGGATTGACCCATGCTCTACTGCTACGCTACATAATCCAATTGGAAATTTAGCAAATACTCCTACTAATACAAATGGTGGATTATATAAAGCTGTTAAAACAAGAGGTGAAAATTACTTTTTAACTTCGATATTTATTTATAGTGCTTTAGCAAGATTAGCAAAAGCACACGCAGATGCTGGAACTATTGCAACTTGTGCATTTAAAGATGTTGCACCATATTTACCTAAGGGATGTAACAATAATGCCCTTAAAGATTCAAATGATGCTTCTGTTGTTTATGAAGCTAGTGGATATAGCAACTGTGGAAAAACAGGAGCTATAACTAACTTTGCAAAAACAACGCACAATGGTCAAGCTTGTGGAGTTGCTGATTTAAATGGAAATATGTATGAAGTTGCAAGTGGATTTATAAGAACTACAGCTTTAGGATTTTTAATATTAAAAGAATCTGTAAATATTGCAGCTATCCAAACAGACTCGGTGACTCTTGGAGCTGGCGGAGCATACGACACAAATCTCTATGATGTAATAGACCTGAGTGATTTAATATCTAATACAGAAGTAGGAACTTGGGTTAAATTTGGAAATGCAGCAGAACAAGTTTTTGGATTTAGTACAGATAGAAATAGTGCAGCATATAAAAGAACATCTCTTAATATGCCATTAGTAAATGGAGTAAGCGTAAATGGTACAACGGAATTCGGTACAGATGGTTTATATAAATTTTTAAGAGATGGCTTGGCTTGCTTGGTCGGGTTTAGTTGGGGTAATGGGTCGAATGCGGGTGTGTTCGCTTCGAGTTTGAGCAATGCTCGGTCGTTCTCTTACGATTATGCGAGTGGTCGTGCCTCTTACAATGTGAAGATGTCATAGTGAACGATAGTGAGCGGTATATCTAATGGCAACAAATAGTGAAGCAGTTTTAAATCATAGATATTTTGAAATGATTAAATTATTGAATATATATCTAAATCATTTTCCAAGATATGAAAAGTTTGCATTAGCAAATAATATAAGAATCACTGCATATGAAATATATGATTTAATAACTGAGTGTCAAAAGAGGTACTTTAAAAAGACCTCTTTAACACAACTAGATGTTACCCATGAGAAATTAAGAATGCAAATATATCTAGCAAATGAACTTGGATACTTTTCTTTCAAAGATGGCAAAAAAGATAAAGAAATAGAATCCATGCATAGGTATTTAGCTATTTCAAAACTTGTTGATGAAATAGGAAAAATAATAGGTGCATGGATGAAAAAACTAAAAGAAGATGGAAATTTTAAATGAATAATCTAGGGCAACATAACAATATGTTTAGCTTGGCTTGCTTGGTCGGGCTTAATTGGAGTAATGGGTCGAATGCTGGTGTGTTCGCTTCGAATTTGAGTAATGCTCGGACTAACTCTAACGACAATACGGGTGGTCGCGACTTTAGTTCTAAACCTGAAACTACAAAGGTAGAGACTGGAACTATAGGGATATGTTGCCCTGCTAATAGCGAAATAGAAAATAAATTTAGTCTTTTGAGTAACACAATTGAAAAACAGACTAAAACAAAAAGAATAGGATATTTATTTGAAAAAGCATTTACTTTGGAAAATCTTTATGAATCTTTCTTGATTGCTAGAAAAGGCAAAAGAAAAAAAATAGCTATTTTAAGATTTGAAAATTCTCCTTTTTCTTCT